CCTTAAAACTCTTTGCTGATACGACATATGCTAATTATACTCCATTTTTAATGTTTTTAATAAGATTGGGATATTGATGTATTAAAGTCTTTCCAGTCATTTACTCTAGTGTCCCATGAATAATAATCGTTAATTTTTTTGACTTGCTCTGAAGAGTTAAAGCTTCCAGACTTCATAAGATTATATCCATGTTTAATTCTTTCAGCTAGTATTTTTGCCTCATCGTCTGGATGGCTTTTGAATGGGTAGACATCTGCATATCCAATTGATGTTTCTGGAAGCACTGAACTATTGTTGGTAATACAATAAAGCCCCCCACTTAGAGATTCTATTAAGGATATGCAGGATGTTTCTTTCCATGTAGCTGGATACACAAACATATGGGACTCTAGGATCTTTTCTCTAATAACTTCATTAGAAGACTTTTCATTAAAAATAATTCTAGAATTATCTTTTGCCAAATCTTTAACTCTTTGATGAATTTCATTTTTCCACTCTTCGTCAGATTCTTCTAGAGACCCAAAAACCTCTAGCTGGAGGTCATAAGAGCTGTCTATAAGATTAAGTGCACCTATCAGCACATCCAATCCTCTATAAGGCTCAGAATGAAATATTAGTTTAATCGTACTTGAATAATTCTTTTTATTTTTTGGAAGGGGATCAATTGCATTTTCAATGACATAGCACTTTCTATCATCTATACCATCAAAAAACTCTAAGAATCTTCTGTATTGGTAATTAGAAACAAAGACTATGTGGTGTAAGTCTTCGTTATTTAACCATTCTAGGTCTTCTACATACTCTCCGATATGCACCCATGCAATATTCTTTTTTGATTCGGAAAATCTTCCTTCTCCTGGAGCAATAATCCAGTTATATTGATTTAGTTCTGGTACATGAGGTACCACCTTCTCAATTAATTTATTTGCCATTATCTCTGTTCCACCAAGGGAGTCGTTAAGCTTAAACATTTTTATTAAACCTTTTTTTAAAATCTCCAGAATATTTTTTGTATCCCGTGTGAATACATTCCATCTCTGGATCTATGTATACGTCAAATCCACCTTCACGCAATTTTTTGCATGCAATTATATCTTCTGAGTACAATTCATTTTCTATAATCTTAACTTCAAAAATATTTTTATAAATAGAATGGGACTCATAGTCATAGTATGGATCAGACCCTGAGTTTTCCCATAGATATCCTAGTGCATTTTTAGAAAGCATTATAAAGCCGAAGCCTACTCCAGAAACCTTTGCCAACCCACTGTCTTCTATTAACAATCTATCTGGATGATAATTTACAGCATATTCCTCTACATCTTCACGTTTTGTCCTGTAGACACCACTAATTACATCTTTATCATAATCAATCATTTTCTTTACCCATCTTGAATCCCAAGATATGTCAGAGTCTATGAATAATGTATATTCGTAAGCATTTCTTAAGGCGTACTCAAGAACCCTATTTCTAGCACTTTGGATAAGGCTATCATAGGCTAGAAAATAAGTGTCTACTGGCATTCCAACATCCCTTTTTAAAGTTTTTACCAGGCTGTTTACATATCCATGATCTAGCTTTCCATCATGAGTTGGAGTTGCAATTAATAAGCCCCTTGGTGGAAAATCAGACATCTGGAATTTCTTTAGACATTTCGGCTTCGTGCCATCTTTTTACTTGTGCTAACATTGCGGTAGTGCTTTTATACTGATGCTGATCTGCATCAATATTGGAAATGGGAATTGCCGTTGAGGAAAATACAATTGTAGATATTTCAGGAATTCCTGAATTTTTATAGCTTCCATAGCCAGAAAGCATTATTGTAATTTCTCCTTCAGGACCGTCTTTTACAACGTCTCCCACTGGTTTTCCTTTTCTAAGATACATGTGTTCATATATCTCATTTAGCAATCTAGTTATTTCTAATAGATTTTCATTATTAATAATACTCATTATAAGTACTCCTTCTTTTTCCAAATATTTTGTTTATACCATCCGAATATTTTATTTCTTGGGGCACCATTCCAGCTATCGTGGAACGGAGCTTCAGTCACACTGCTTTTCCAGGACTCTCTTTTGAATGGTATGTACTGGAGAATTGGTGTTCCTGCAGGAATAATTCCCTCAAAGTCTTCTCTGATCCCAAAGGGTATGCCTCCAGTTCCCATCCAGTCATCACAATCAATAATTCCACTAGAAGTAAAAGTTGGTAAGTCGTACCTATTCATGGGTTGAGTAATTAAAACGCTATACCCCTTAGGAACTTTTATTCCATATTTTATCTCCCATGCCTGTAAGAATAAGGTATATCCTGGAACTTTTGGCATTTGTTGAGCTGAAACCATTGGTCTAGCTGAGATAGGGGACATCCCGCTACTCCACGAAAGTCTAACCTCTCCGTATTCATCTCTATCAACCAAAATGTCGCAATGCAGCTTCATTACATATCCAACTGAGATTGCATCTAAAAATGACGCACAAGCCTTTACCCCTAAATTAGTTCCCCCTGTTTCAGAAACAGATATTTTTTTTCCTTCAACAAACTTAGGAAGAGACTTATACCACTTTGGGATTTCGCTAACTGCTGGGGCTGGAACTGGGCACAAAGACTTATTTACTTCATTAGAATAAAAAAAGTTAATATTCTTTTTAATAATTTTATTTTTTATCAATCTATCTCCAACTCTTAGGCGATCTATAAAACGACTTATATCTGTTAAATATTTTTCTTTTTGCAGTTTGCCATTCTAGATCTCCAGAATCTCCTGAAATTATGACCTCATGCTTCCACTCATCTCTTTTGAATGGAATTATTTGAATTATTGGTGTATCCATTTCAATAATGCCCTTAAAATAATTTTTTATAAAAAATGGAAAATTTACGCTAATAGGAAATTTGTCTGTATCAACAATTGCTGGTACAACCTGAAATGGCAGATCATCTCTCAGCGATGGCTGAATAAATAGAGTTGAATATCCTGGAGGAGTCTTTATCTTCCATGTATTGTTAAACTTTAATGCTACTGGAGAGTATCCCTCTGGAACAGAATACTCAGAATACTGCCAAGGACTGTGTGTATCTATAAGCTGAGATATATCAGTACTCCATCCAGAAGTTACATTATTTGGATCTGACGCATCTATATATATGTCTGCTGGGCACAACACCATGTATCCAGCGGTTACTACATCAAAAACTGGCATACATGACTTTATTGTTCTTCTAGGGTTTCCAGAGTCACCTAAATTAATATTCTGTGGGGTATCTCCAGACGTTTGCCTTTTATACCAATCTGGAATTACAGATAATGATGGAACTGGTGGACTAAAAGTGGTTCCAGTATCAATACCCGAAGAAATAAATTTAATATTATTACTGGAATTCTGGAGAATTGATTTCATTAAGTAGCTCTATTCTGGCTTGTTCTTCTTGTTGCTTTGCGGATTGCTCTGCTAAAAATCTAGAGCAATTTTGTATAAGAGTTGAGTATGCAATTAAATTTGAACCTGGGTTAATAGACCCACCCGATTTTAGCAATTCAATTTGGCTTTCCAACTCTTCACGATATGAAGTTTCAATAAAGCTTATAATGCTTTCTAAGGAATCAGAAGAAGAACTTAATACTTTTTCAAAGTCTGACAGGGTTGTTATATCAACAACCTCTGAGTCTCCTAATATAAAAATAACTCTTCCATTTAAAATTTGTGATGTAAATGACATTTTACCTCCTATACTTTAATATAAAATATCGCACTATTATATGGTAACATATAATCTGGAGACGGCGATGTCCATGTATCTTTTTGATCATAAAAAGTATGGGAATGGCTTCCTGCATTAGCAGCTCCCGAAGTGTTGCTTCCAGTGTGACTGTGATAATGACCACCATCTCCAAAGTTTACCGCTGGAACTCCCATTGCATTATGTCTATGACCGTTTCCAGCACCTGAAGCATTACCATCAGTTTTTGCAAGGGTGTTGTGTTCGATAGCCCAACCAGATTCAAGGATGGCATATGCTGGTCCATAGTGACCATGATAGACCGTTCTTGCATCTGTATTGTTTGTACCAGCATGTGTATGGTCTAAAATTCCAGCAGACGTTGTTCCCAAACCATTAACGGAACTATAACTACTAAAATTATTAGTTTGAGCGTGACTGTGATTAACTTGATTTTGAGTTGCTCCAGTTTTTTTTGTCACATCTGCAGAAAAACTTAAAATTAAAATTCTACTTTGGGAAATATGATATAGCTTATCATTGTATTCGATTCCGCCTATATTACTATAGTAAAGACCAGCATTGGCTGGAAATGTTGCAGGATAAAATTTAAGATTTCTTACATCTTTTGAACAAGCCACCTTGCTATTATTTAATAAGGCTTTGATATATTGACCTTTATAAATTCCATCTATACTAACGTTTGGGTTTGCCAGTGCCATATTTACTAAGCTCCTCCGTCTGGCTCAGGAACAATAGATATCTTATTAAAATCTTTTGTCATTGCTATTTCATTAGAATATCCATGAAAGAAATGAAAGTAATTATTAAAATACTGAACGTCCGTCCATGCGTGATTGTATTTTCCATCAGTCAATACAGATGGAAGCTGAACAGCTGTCCAGGACACTAGGTCATAAGAAAAATAAATAATCCTTGATTGAAGATTTACTGCTAGGCTGGGAGACAGCATTATAAAGACATCTTTAACAAATTTAATTTTAGAGGTATTGGCTGCGTATGTGGATGCAGTTCCAGAAGAAATCATAGTCCAAGTAATGGAATCATTAGATGTCCAAAGTCTTTCACTTCTGCCAGAGCTGAAAGATCTTATTGCATATTTGTTATTTCCAAATACTATGGAGTTAAATCCATAGTCAAGCGTTGTTATTAATTGGTGCGTCCAAGATATTCCGTCAGTAGAAGTTGACACAAGACCTTGCGAGGACTGCTGTCCAACAGCAACAAATTTTGAACCATCATAGATAACAGATTTGTACTCTTTTCCTGAAAGCACAATGTTAGTAAATGTTACGGAAGTTCCAGAAATTGCTGTTGAGTATGAAATGAAGCCGTTTCCAACAACGACCATTCTAGATCCACCTAATACCCAGGATAAGGGGTTTCCTGTTAAAGCGGTAGGGAAAATATGTTCTGTCATGGATGAGTATCCATAAAGGGTATCTTGAGAACCAGCAATAAAGTTTTTAGTAGAATGTAGGTTTGGAACATTAAACGTTGTTACGGCACCCTGAATATTAGTAACTCCATCAGAAAAAGCAGTTCCCCCATATTTATTGCTAATGACAGAATGAAGGTCTCTATAAGTATAAGTGTTTAATGCTCTTCCATCACAGGGGGCATATCCAAGTGTCTCATCTAGCCCACCAGAAAGAACTGATTTAAAATAAGGCTCAGCAGATGATATTATAGATCCTGCTGGAAGTTGAACATCTTTATTTAATGCCTGAGAAGATAAATATTCAATATCTACTCCAGATTTAATGTTTAAGGGTTCGTTAGCCATAATATACATTATACCTTAATAAAATATTTTGCAGTAGTTGATGGGGAAAATGGATAAAGGGATGCCTCAAAGCTGAACCCTCCAGATCCAACAGGCTGCGGAGTATAAACTGGATTTCCATCTGGATCTAAATTTGTCACACCACCAACAGATGAGGCAGAAATTGTTGCAGCACTTGTAGAAGTGAAAACTGGAGCAGCTATTGAACTTAAAGCTGAAGACATACTCATTGGATGCTTGTGAACGGTAGTTGATGCATTTGGTGTAATTGGATGATTTGTGGCATTCCATGAATGAGTATGACTTGCATTTGTAGCAGCAGCATTAGTGTAAATTGCTGTTCCATGCACATGCCCCGAACTTGCCGCTTCTACTCTTGCGTTTCCAGTTTTATTTGCAACGTTAGTAGGACCACTTCCTGTTGCCCCAACTGATGTTTCAGCATAATGACTGTGGTTTGAATCTCCAGATCCTCCAAAGAACACTGTGGGGGCATTGTGGGTATGCCATGAGGTAGCATTATCTGTAGAGATATTAACGGTACCATTTACAATTCCTGCAGCAGTTGGAGAAACATAATGTGTATGTATCCCATTCGATTCTCTAAGTACCCCATTTATTTGGCTCGTCATAAATCTTGCAGAAAAGTTGGGAAGATTAAAAGTAGTTGACGACACTTTTCCATAGGGAGTAAGCCATAAAGAAATTGTTCCAGATCCAGTTCCTGTCAATGATATTACATTCCCCAATATAGCTGGATAAACTGATGTTGGACAAAAACTGAATGTCGTTGAATTCCACACATAAACATAATACATGGTATTGTTTGTGAGACCCGTTGGAAGAGTTCCAGAGGTATTAATAAACACCTGATCACCAGTTACCAAGTTGTGTGGGGAAGATGGAGATAATGATGCAACGATTCTAGTTCCATCTGAGGCAAAGGATATGGACCCCAGGCTTGGGGAGATGGCATTAGAAAGATTAGAGTAAGATGAAACACTTACTGATTGACCACTGCATTCTAACCATCCAGTAGGAGTAGTTTGTCTAAAAAATGGAAATATAAATCCAGGTCTAATAAAAGAATTTACTCTGTTATCTACAGCTGGAGTTAAATTTGTCTTGAATTTATTTAAAGCCATCTTTTACCCAACCTTGATTATATATTTAAAGTATTTAGTTTGTGGCAAAGACTCTTTATATGTAAGTGATAGCTTTTCACTGTACTTTGTTGTGGTTCCAACTTTTGTTCCATTACCCGTTATAGAGTGTTGATGGGCATATGTCTGATTGCTTCCTCCGCCAGAAAGGGACAGGTTGTGGTTATGATTCCAAAGGTCTCCAAAGTTGAATGCTGAGTTTGCATAATCATATCCACCCGTTCCAGTGCTTCCATTAAAGTTTGCTCCATATATCGTTGCTGCCCTATGTCTATGCCCAGATATCAAGTTGGCTTGATTGTTTCCATTACCTCTTCCAACAATTCCCACTTCTCCCGAATTTGAGTAATAGTCAGACCCATAATTATGGGTATGCCCACTTCCCCCAGTATTATCTGTAGCTGCGTAATAGGTGTAATCTTGATTGTGATTTGATCCAGTATTTGGATCAGTAGTTACATTTCCTGTTGGAATTTCATATCTATAGGTATGGGTATGAGTATTAGATCCAATTTGATAATCTACTTCATTAGAAATTCCAGAAATTAAATAATTTTCTTGAAGATTTGGAAGAAATAGTGATCCAAGTGCCTCATATAGTAATGGGTAGTCTGATTCTAAAAACTGGGAGCCATCACAATGCAGCCACCCACTTGGAACAACATCCCCCGCAAATAGTACAACCATTCCTGGAATTGAATAAAAACTTGTATCTGTATCTGTTTCTAAATCTGACTTTAGGACTAAATTGTTATTAGCCATAGTTACATCGCTATCCGTGATACTTTAATTATTGCTTCTGTAGTTCCCGCCGTTGGAATTGCAATTCTTAAAACAGCATTATTACCTAAAAATGTGGAGGTAAGAGTAGAAACAATAGCAGTTCCAGTTGATAGAATAGCATACTCAGTATGCTTAATACTTGTGCCATCATTTAATAAAAGAACCTTAGAGCTTCTGTAATTACCGCCCTGTGCAATTTGAATAGTATATTCGGCGGTCTTATAAAGTGCTTTATCAAAGCTATCAATTACTGATGCTGATGAAGTGTATATAGTTGTGTCTGTAAAGTTAGTATTTACTGCAAGGTTGAATCTTTCAAGTGCATTTTGGAGGGACCCATAAGCAGTCCATCCTACCCCATCCCATCTCCATGAGAATCCGTTTGATGTATATACTTGTCCAATTGTTGGATTAGAAGGAAATATAGTAGCCATTATGATACCTTAATCCCAGAGAATGCACTTCTTCCACCCTCAAAATATGGAGATCCACCGTTATATCCTTGAACGACAGTTACATAATCATTAACAGATAAATTTAATGTATGGGTTACGCATACTAATTCATAGGCTGCTAAGTTAAATGGTCTGTGAGCAGTTGTCCCTTGAACCTGTGTTCCATTAACTGAAAACCAAACATAGAGATAGTTTGTGACATTTTGAGCAACACCAGAAAAACTAAATATATATTTTCCCTCTACTGGAGCAGTGAATCTTCCATTTGAAGTGTTATATCCACTTCCAACATTGTATCTAGGAGTTGATGCAAATATAATTGGGGTTGCCCCTGCTGGTACGTTATCATTTCCTTTTTCAACAAAGAAAGAAGGTTGATTTAAATAACTAGATCTACCAGAGCTATCAATATTTACTATGCTAGTTCCAGCACTATTTTGAATGTTTAATAAGTTTGCTGTTTGTGATACAGCCCCTTTAATTGTTAGGGGGGTTTGGGTAGCAAGAGACGGTATCATTTCCATAGTCCCGCTTACACGTCCATTTACTGGGGGTTTTACATATCCTGGCATTATCCTGCAACCTCCATTAAAGTAATAGATGATACAACTCTAGGGGTAATCGAGGTATTGCCATCAGCTTCTAAGCCTCTATTAATATATGCAGTATGAGGAGCCTCACCTCTTACTTGAACCTTATATGTTGTTGCTGATGTGGTTGACGGGGAATCTAAAAACGTAAAGGATTGAGACATTGGACCTTCAAAGCCACCCATTTGATAAGAAAAAGTTCCTTGGTCATAATTACCTCCCCCAGTATAAACATGAATTGGAGTTGAGCCTCTCATTAATCTTCCAAAAACTGAATACCTATCAACAGTTGATGATCCTAAAGAAATATTTCCAATTACCAATATTTTACTTGATGAGCTAGTTGGGGTAATAGAAACAGCTAACCCAGTAACATCAATATATGTAGTTGAAAAAGTGCCCCAGTCATCTGTTTTAGTTACTTGTTGTACTTGTAAAATTGCTCCAGAATTAACTGCTTCAAATACATTATATCCGCCAACGGTAGTAGATTGATCAACAGTATTTGTAGGTACTAAATATCCAGGCATATTACTATTATACCTCCTCTGAGTCAGAAGGCTCTGCTACATTTCCTTGTTCTACCCATTTTAGATATTCTTGATAATCAACATTTGATTCATCAAATGGGATTATTGCACCATCTAATAAACGCTTTACACAACTTGCTTCTTCTCCAGTTATTGAGTCAATACATTTTTTATACATTATAACTCCGCACTAAAATCTGCATAATTAGATCCACCATTTGTATATAGTGCATTTGGCTGACCTGTAGTTCCTGCTCCACCAAGAAAATCTAGTTGACCATGCGATATAGAATTATATGCAGCTTGTAAAGCAGTTGAAGTTCCAGTGCCTCCTCCATTCCAAAAATTAAAAGTTCCAGAGATAACGGTAGTTGGGATTGCCCTCATTCTTGTGTATAAGGGCATTAATACTCTTGTTGCATTTCCTCCAGCGTTAACTCCAAATCCAGCAGGGTCAATAAATCTTTGAAAGTATCTATGGCAAAGAGTTGTTTCAAGTCCTATTGGACGTTGTTCAAGCGGTGTAGAAATAGTTCCTACTTCAACCTGAACACCCCAGAAATCAAATGTGTTATTTTGAATACCAAGTGATCCGCTACGAGCATTAAAATCAGCACCTGCGGATGTAAATAAATCTAAGGCAATAAACGAGCTTGATCCAATTGTTTTTCCAGAAATAGAAGGAACCTGAACTGTTACCGAATATCTATTCCATAAAGTAGACAGAGTTACCTGACCTGCTAAAGTTGTTACACGAGTTGAGCCACCTGATCCAAAGCTTTGATCCATTTCAATTGCAATTTTTGGAGTACCAGATGCAGCCTTAGCCCAAAAAGATATAGTAACTGTTTGCCCTGCAAGTGATCTAACGTCTTCAATTTTTTGAATTAGTGCTGCATACGCACCAGACAAAGTTTGACCACTAGTAGTTAATCTTGCAAAACTTATTGGTTCATATCCAGCTATAGCATTTCCAGGAGTAAATGTTTGTGCAGAATGAGTGCATGTTCCATTATTTGCTTCTACATACCACCTATCAAATCCGTATCCTGAAGTATATACTGTTCCAGCAGATCCTAGACCACGTTGATTAATTCTAAAGTCACCATTAATAATTACATTTCTAAAACCACTAATTGGGGTAGTAGTAACGTTTGCATAGTTAGATAAATCGGCGGTAGTTGAAGTTAATCCTACCCATTCACTTCCATCATATGTATATGTTCTTTTACCCATTATATCTCCTAATACCCTGGTATTTCCGTTACAATAAAGTGTGCTCTATCATTATATCCACCCTGATAGTTCCAGTTAACTGCAACATCAAAGCTTGCTACAAGTAAATTAAACGTAAGAGTAGTTCCTGAAGATACCGCAGTTGATGGTGTCCATAAAAAACTTCTTGAAGATTGATGGCTCCATCCAGTATTTCCAGTATTATTTCCAAATGCTCTCCAGGAGTCTCCATTAGCTCCTCCGTCAGTTCCCAACAATCTTGTGGTTATACCTGCTTGTGTTACAGAATACCCAGTATTTCCTCTTCCTCCACTTGGAACATAAGCATTTACTGAACTTGTTAACAAAAATTTGCTACCAGTTCCTCTTGCTGTAATGTTTAATGAACCAAAAACTTGATAAACTTGAATGGAAGAATTGTTGAATTGTGAACTGTATTCTTGTGTAACTGTTTGAAAATTGTTAGCTTTACTACTTGCTAAATCTCTAGCTCTAGACATTTTTATGCACCACCATTATTATATCCATAAATTCTTATTTTACCAGAAATTGAAGTACCATTGGTAAAAATGCTAAATCCATCACATGGAGTAGAGGTTGTGTTCCATCCTGCATGAGATTCTAAGTAATAAGTAGAAGTGCTACCAACTGTGCTTATATCTGCTCTAAAAAGCTTTTTTGTACTTAAGAAAGGACCGTGAACTTCTACAACACCATAGTATAAATCTGCAAATGAAGAGTGTATAAGTGACAGTGAGTGTACAGTATTTCCAGTCACATTTGTACTTGCTACAGTTGTTGTGCCAAAATGAACAGCTCTTTGACCAGTATATGTAGATGTAGAAATATCTGATCCTCCTGAACGATACCTAAAGCTAAAAGTTGAGTCAGTTCCCACGGAAGCTGTTGGATCAATAACAATTCTGTAATTGTCATACATTGAATTAAAGCATCCATTTACAGAAACTGTAGAAGCACCAGAAAATGTTACAGCACCATTAGCACTAACAATACCAGTACCGCTACCAACGCTTACAGAAGTAGGTATAACAAGATTTAATCCAGTAGCAACTTTTGTTTGATACTTAGCATCAGAAACGGACTTAGTATATACATCTGTTAGTTCAATAGCATATGGGGAAATTACTTCAACAATATCCCCTGCTGAAAGTGCGGTTAGAGATGTAATAGATGTTCCATTAGTTGCAAAGTAGTCTAGATCTTTTGCTAGAAGTACCCCGTTTAAATATACCTGCTCATATCCTGCAATATATTTAAGAATGCTTAGATCATTTCCAGTTCCAGATAGAGAAGTTTCTCCACCTACCGCAGTTTTTGACCAACGGTATACAGTTGTATCATCAATACTTGGGATATCACTTGCTGTATCTACCCAAATATCTCCAACTTGTGGGGCGGTAGGCTGAGTTGATTGTGCATAAACATATGTATCTGCACCCGTCTCAAAAATACCCATAATTTGGAATGATACATCTGCTGTTGTTGATCTTACATAAATCTTATCTCCAGACATTACTGGAAAACGGAATGTCTCAAGGGAGTTAGTTGCAGTAATATCTGCATCATATGCAATATATGACCAGTTTGCAGGGGTAGCATCTTGACCTTGTGGAACTATCCAAACTCTAACTTCCGCCACAGTATTTGCTTTGTTGGTTGCAATGATTGATGCAAGTGAACTACGAGTGGCGGTATGCAAAAGGGTATCAGTTGTTGCACCTGGATTTGAAATTGCTAATCTTGAAATTGCCATTATCCTATTAGATACCCCCCAAAGTGAGCATAGGTTCCACCATACCAACCACCAGC